TCTTTCCAAGGGCTACATGGAGGACATCGCCCTGGGCACCAAGAGCGTCAACGCAAAGCTCAGAGAGCTTCTGCAGGCTTAAGGAGGTGGCGATTATGAAACACAGCATCAATGCCCAGGGTGCAGAGCGTAAGCGCCTGGTAAAGACCATCGCTGCATGGACTGGCTACGAGGCCCGGTACTGTGGCGCACCCACCTTCAGCTATGATGTCGGCGGCATCATCATCGACAAGGATGCCGGGGTTGACTTCGGCGGCGTACTGCCTGACGAGGCAATCGACCGGCTCCTGCAGCACATTTGCGAAGAAGGATTCGATGTGATGCAGTTCTTCACCGATGCCGACAGTGAGGAAGATGATCCTGCGGTCACCATTTCCATGCCCAGAGATTTGTTCACTGACGAGGCGATTACCAATTTGTACAGCATTTTGGTGGCGAAGAAAACCCTGATCTGTAAGGCCCTTGGCTGCACCAGTCTTCCGGTGAATGTTACCGATGACAAGGTTTCCTTCCCCTGGTTTGATGAGATCCCGGCCCCGGAAGAACTGGAAGCCTACGAAACCTTCATCTGCAAGGTGTGTGATATGGCCCGGAATCAGAAGCGAATCAATGCCAAGGAGAAGCCCGCAGACAATGAAAAGTATGCATTCCGGTGCTTCCTGCTCCGGCTGGGTTTTATTGGCGATGAATACAAGGCTGCCCGGAAAATCCTCCTGCGGAACTTTTCCGGCAGCTCCGCTTTTAAGAGCGGTCAGCGGAAGGAGGCAGAATGATGTTTGGAATCAGAAAAGAAACCCTTCAGCGACTGCGTGAACAGTATCCTGCCGGCACCCGCGTGGAGTTGGTGCGGATGGATGATCCCTATAATACCCGGTTGTATCCTGGTTGTCGGGGAACCGTAATGTCGGTGGATTCCATCGGCACGATCCATGTGCAGTGGGACTGTGGCAGCAGTTTGGGGATCGTCTACGGCGAGGACGTATGCCGAAAGGTTTGAAATAGAGCCCTGAAATACACACATTTTCTCGGTTATTATTGTGTACTAATGTGAGTTGCTATTACTGCTAAGTAGAGGTAATATCACAGCACCCAAAGGGGAAATACACACTTTTACGGAGGAAAAACCATGAAAAACACAGGCATTAAGAGAACCGCAGAATATACCGAGAACACCACAGCCTGCTACCGGCTACCCAACATGACTACCATGGAGCGACTTTCCTGCATAGTCACATCCGGTGAGGGCGCGGTTCTGAAAATGGGCGACAAGGTTCTGGTTACGGACATCGCCTGGAAGGGCTTTATCGCAGCGGTTTACGAATTTGTTGAGACTCCTGAAGAAACCGGGTACGGCTACATTGAATGCCGACTGAATCTGATCGCCATGAGCGGAGACCTTTTTGAGGACGGTGGCCACGCCATTGCCTGGGCGATGAATAACTAAAATCACTTTAGCAGGAATTGAGCCGGAGGGCTCTTTTCCTCGTATATGCAGTCGACACCGATTGGCGCCGACTATTTTTATGCTCAAATTTGGAGGTGACCGCATATCCGTAAGCTAAAAAAGTATAAGGCTACCAAGTTCCTGGCAAAAGGTTCTTACTATGATAAGGAAGCTGCCGATTATGCGGTGGCCTTTATTGAAAGCTTGTGCCATACGAAAGGCACTTGGGCCAGAAAGCCTTTTGAACTGATCGACTGGCAGGAGCAGATTATCCGTGACATATTCGGAACGATGAAACCCAATGGCTATCGGCAGTTTAATACCGCTTACATTGAGATTCCCAAGAAACAGGGCAAGTCGGAGCTGGCAGCCGCCGTGGCCTTGCTTCTCACCTGTGGTGACAATGAAGAACGAGCCGAGGTCTATGGCTGCGCCGCGGATCGTCAGCAGGCATCTATCGTTTTCAATGTGGCTGCGGATATGGTGCGGATGTGTCCGGCACTAAGCAAGCGCGTCAAAATCCTGGATTCCCAGAAGCGGCTCATTTATCAGCCAACGGGAAGTGTCTACCAGGTGCTATCCGCTGACGTTGGTAACAAACATGGCTTTAATACCCACGGTGTGGTCTTTGACGAGTTGCACACCCAGCCAAATCGAAAGCTGTTTGATGTCATGACCAAAGGCTCCGGCGATGCCCGTATGCAGCCGCTTTACTTCCTCATCACCACCGCCGGCAATGACCAGAAATCCATTTGCTATGAGATTCATCAGAAAGCAAAGGACCTGATCGAGGGACGGAAAATCGACCACACCTTTTACCCGGTGATCTATGGTGCCGATGAGGCAGATGACTGGACGGACCCAAAAACCTGGAAGAAGGCCAACCCCTCTCTCGGCATTACGGTCGCTATCGATAAGGTGCGTGATGCCTGCGAGTCTGCAAAGCAGAACCCTGGCGAAGAGAATGCCTTCCGGCAGCTCCGACTGAATCAATGGGTCAAGCAGGCCGTCCGCTGGATGCCTATGCACCTCTGGGACAAATGTGTATTTGCAGTAAATGAAGAGGATCTGGAAGGCCGCGTCTGCTACGGTGGTCTTGACCTTTCCTCCACCACGGACATCACAGCCTTTGTGCTGGTCTTTCCTCCCACCGATGAAGATGATAAATATGTGGTGCTGCCGTACTTCTGGATACCAGAAGATAATCTGGAACTCCGGGTCCGCCGGGATCATGTTCCTTATGATGTGTGGGAGCGGCAGGGATATCTTCAGACCACTGAGGGTAATGTCCTGCATTATGGCTACATTGAGAAGTTCATTGAGTCCCTTGGGGAACGGTATAACATCCGGGAAATTGCCTTTGACCGTTGGGGTGCTGTACAGATGGTGCAGAACCTGGAAGGTATGGGCTTCACGGTTGTTCCCTTCGGACAGGGCTTCAAGGATATGTCCCCGCCTACTAAGGAACTGATGAAACTGGTGTTGGAGGAACGGATCGCCCATGGCGGTCACCCGGTTCTGCGATGGATGATGGATAACATCTTCATCCGAACGGACCCTGCCGGCAACATTAAACCTGACAAAGAAAAATCCACAGAGAAAATTGACGGTGCCGTGGCCACGATCATGGCTCTGGACCGGGCGATCCGCTGTGGAAATGATACCGGTGCTTCGGTCTATGATGACCGGGGCATTTTCTTTATCTGAGAAGGAGCGTGATTCAAATGGGCCTGTTTACAGGCATTTTCAGATCCAGGGATAAGCCCCAAAACAGAACAGCAGGAAGTGGCTACACCTTTTATCCTGGTTCGACCACTTCCGGTAAGACCGTCACAGAACGATCTGCCATGCAGATGACGGCTGTTTATTCCTGTGTGCGCATCCTGGCAGAAGCGGTGGCTGGCTTGCCGCTCCATCTGTATCGCTATAACGGAGACGGCGGTAAGGAGAAAGCCATTAACCACCCGCTGTACCGACTGCTCCATGATGAACCGAACCCGGAAATGAGTTCCTTTGTGTTCAGGGAAACCCTTATGACCCATCTTCTCCTTTGGGGCAACGCCTATGCCCAGGTGATCCGCAACGGTAAAAATGAGGTCGTAGCCCTGTATCCGCTTATGCCCAACCGCATGAGTGTGGATCGGGACGATCATGGCAGACTTTATTACACCTACTACCGTGGCCCGGATGAGGCTATCAAGAATAAGGAATACGCGGTAATCCTGCAGCCGACCGATGTGCTGCACATTCCCGGCCTTGGTTTTGACGGTTTGGTAGGCTACAGCCCCATCGCCATGGCGAAGAACGCCATCGGCATGGCCATCGCCTGTGAAGAGTACGGTGCCAAGTTCTTTGCCAACGGTGCTACCCCCGGCGGCATTCTGGAACACCCCGGTACCATCAAAGATCCGCAGCGTGTCCGTGAAAGCTGGCAGTCTGCCTTTGGTGGCAGTGGCAATTCCAATAAGGTGGCCGTGCTGGAAGAGGGTATGAAATATACCCCCATCTCCATCTCTCCGGAACAGGCACAGTTCCTGGAAACGAGAAAATTCCAGATCAACGAGATTGCTCGAATTTTCCGAGTGCCGCCTCACATGGTCGGTGACTTGGAAAAGTCGAGCTTTTCTAATATTGAGCAGCAGTCCTTGGAATTCGTGAAATACACCCTGGACCCCTGGGTGGTCCGCTGGGAGCAGAGCATTCAGCGCTCCCTGTTGTCCTTTGACGAAAAGAATCAGTATTTCGTGAAATTCAATCTGGAAGGCTTGCTCCGGGGCGACTATCAGAGCCGCATGAATGGCTATGCAATTGGTCGCCAGAATGGATGGATGTCCGCCAACGATATCCGGGAACTGGAAAATATGGATCGTATCCCTGCAGAAGAGGGCGGCGATCTTTATCTCATCAATGGCAATATGCTACCCATGAAAGATGCGGGCGCTTTTGCAAATACACCCAACGACAGCGGAAAGGAGGAAAACGGAAATGAAGAAGTTTTGGAAGTGGACGAACCAGGCGGCGACGGAGACGGCACCGGAGGAACGGATTCTGCACCTGAACGGCACCATCGCCGAAGAGAGCTGGTTTGACGATGATGTCACACCCCAGCTTTTCAAGGATGAACTGCTGTCCGGCTCCGGTAATGTGACCGTGTGGATTAACAGCCCCGGCGGCGACTGCGTTGCAGCAGCACAAATCTACAATATGCTGATGGATTATCCCGGCACCGTTACCGTCAAGATTGACGGCATTGCCGCCTCTGCCGCGTCCGTGATCGCTATGGCGGGCACCAAAGTGCTGATGTCCCCGGTGTCCATGCTCATGATCCACAACCCCATGACCATTGCCTATGGCAACACAGCCGAAATGGAGAAAGCCATTGCCATGCTGGACAGCGTGAAGGATTCCATCATCAATGCCTATGAGATCAAGACCGGCTTGTCCCGGGCGAAACTGTCCCATCTCATGGATGCGGAAACCTGGATGGATGCCAACAAGGCTGTAGAACTTGGCTTTGCGGACGGCATTCTGAACCGGGCGGCAGAAAACACCCCGGCAGAGCCGCCTGCGGTGTCCATGCTGTTCTCCAAGGCCAAAGTGATCAATTCCCTCATGGATAAGATCGCACAGAAGTGTGCCATCGATCCCAAACCCACACCCAAACAGAAAACCAAAGCCGATGACCTTATGTCCAGGCTTAACCTGATCAAAAATTGGAGGTAATTTATATGACTATTATGGAACTGCGTAACAAGAGAAACCAGGCATGGGAAGCTGCAAAGGCTTTTGTGGAAGCCCGCCGGGATAAGGACGGTCTGCTGTCCGAAGAGGATGCCAAGACCTATGCCCAGATGGAAAAGAAGGTCCAGGACTACGGTGCGGAAATTGAGCGCATGGAAGCCATGACCGCCATGGACGTCCAGCTGTCCAAGCCCACTTCCACTCCCATCACCAATCAGCCCATGAATGCCAACCCCGGCACCGACAAGCCCAAGACTGGCCGCGCATCCGAGGCTTATGCCAAGGATATGCTGACCGCCATGCGCTCCAACTTCAAGCGGGTATCCAATATCCTGCAGGAAGGTGTGGATGCGGATGGCGGTTATCTCGTTCCCGAGGAGTATGATCGTCGTCTGATTCAGGCTCTGGAGGAATCCAACATCATGCGTCAGCTGGCCACCCACATCACCACCGCCGGTGAGCGTAAGATCAACATCGCTGCTACCACCCCTGCTGCCGCATGGATTGAGGAAGGCGGTGCGCTGACTTTCGGTGATGCCACCTTCGATCAGATCCTGATGGATGCTCACAAGCTGCACGTTGCCATCAAGGTCACCGAGGAACTGCTGTACGATAACGCTTTCAACCTGGAAGGCTACATCATCACCCAGTTCGGTAAGGCCCTGGGCAATGCGGAAGAGGACGCCTTCCTCAATGGCGACGGTGTCGGTAAGCCCCTGGGTATCTTCGCCACCAACGGCGGTGCCGAGGTCGGTGTAACTGCTGCCTCTGCCACCGCTATCACCGCAGATGAAATCATCAATCTGGTATACTCTCTGAAGCGTCCCTACCGCAAGAATGCTGTCTTCGTCATGAACGATCAGACCATCGCCGCCCTGCGGAAGCTGAAGGACGGTAACCAGGCATTCCTGTGGCAGCCCTCTATGCAGGCTGGCGAACCCGACCGCCTGTTTGGCTACCCCGTTTACACCTCTCCCTATGTTCCCACCATTGCCGCCG